TGGGTGTGAGCTACCCAGGACGCGCCTTTTTTTGTGCGGTCCCCCCTTTTTGAAGTGAGGGTTATGGCTACTGACGCAGGACAGGTCACCGACGGCGACATCACCATCGACTCCAACCACGAGACGACGGAGCAGATCGCCATCGCCTTTCAGGACGATCCACCGCCGTCCGAAGGCACTGACGCAGTGTCCTCACAGGCGGCAGACGCCACGCCTGTCTCCGAAGAGCCCATAGCCCAGGCGAAGCCCAAACGTCGGAGCAATCCGACTGAGGCCGTGAAGTCCGCGATTGCGAAGCAGCGAGAGGCCGAACGACGGGCCGACGCGGCCGAGTCGAAAGTCCAGGCGCTCTCTGCGGAAAGAGCGCCGACACCGCCAGAGACACAGACGGCACCGGAACCCGAACCGCCGAGTTGGGCGCGGTTCAAGGAGATGCCGGGTGTGCCGAGGCCGGACCAGTTTACGGCCTATGAAGACTACAGCATGGCGCTGGCCGAGTTTGTCTCAGACGCCAAGCACACCGAAAACACGGCGGCACAACAGCACGCCTACGAGCAGCAGCAGATCGCGCACGAGCAACAAGTGCAGCTTGATCGCTGGTCGAAAACGCTCGATGAGGCTCGTCAGCACAACCCGAAATTTGACGAGACCTTGAATCTTGATACGCCGATGTCGCTGCCGATGCAGCACTTGGCGATGGAAAGCCCACAAGGCATTGCGATCTTGCAGTGGCTCTCCGAACACCCAGATGACGCTCAGCGCCTCTCCACGCTGCACCCGGCAGAAACCTACCGGGAAATGGGGAAACTGGAAGCCCGACTTGAAGCTGCCTCACCCACTGTCAGTAGCGGCCCAGCCCGAGTCGTCAGTTCTGCGAAAGCCCCAATCAAGCCGCTTGGGACTTCGCCTCCCGTTGAAGACCCCTTTGAGATCACCGACGATTTATCGATGGATGAGCATTTCCGTCGCATGAATGCGGCAGATCGGCAATCGGGTCGTCTGTAACCGATGTAAAGGATGATCGATGGCTAATACACTTGCCACACCGTCCTGGACGACGAAGGAAGTCGCACGCGGCTTTATCAATAAGCTGGTGTTCCTTGCGAACGTCAACAGGACGTACGACTCGCAGTACGAGATTGCCGGCGCGAAGGTCGGGAATACCGTCAATGCCCGACTGCCCCAGCGGTTTACCGTCACGGACGGTCAGGCGCTGCAACTCCAGAACCTGTATGACCAGACCGTCCCGATCTCGCTGACGAATCAGAAGAACGTGGCGTTTGGGTACTCCAGTCAGCAGGCCACGACTGAACTCGATAACATTCGGACGCGCTATGTCGATCCGGGCTCGGAAGCCCTGGCGAATGCCGCCGAAGTGCTCGCGTTCAACGCGGTCTATCGGGACATCTACTCGTCTGTCGGCACGCCAGGGACCACGCCCAGTGCGACCCTGACGTATCTCCAGGCGGGGGTGAAACTGACCGACCTCTCGACCCCGTTGAAGGGCCGCGTGGCCGTGCTGGACCCGCTGGCGATGAGCACGCTGGCGAACACCACGAGTTCGCTCTTCAACCCGACTGCCGTCATTGCCGAGAACTATGAAGAGGGCATGTTTGGTCGTCGGCAGTTGGGCGTGGACAAGTGGCTGCAAGACCCTGTGCGTCCGACGCATACCACCGGCACCTATACGGCCTCGACGCCGTTGGTCGATGGCGCGTCTCAGACGGGCAGCACGCTCTCCACGGATGGGTGGGCCTCGGGAGCCGCGACACTGAACAAGGGTGACATTTTCACCATTGCCGGTGTCAATTCGGTCAACCCGCTGTCGTACTCGTCCACGGGACGGTTGCAGCAGTTTGTCGTCACGGCGACCACGTCTGACTCGTCAGGCGACATGGCGACGTTGCCGATTAGCCCCAGCATCATCACCTCGGGGCAACTCCAGACGGTGGATGCTTCACCCGCGAACAATGCCGTGATCACCGTGCTGGGCACGACGGCGGCGGCGGGCGGCATCCTGGCGACCACGACCAGTCCACAGTCGTTTGTCTATCACCCCGATGCGTTTGCGTTCGTGATGGCCGACCTGATGAAGCCCGGTGCGGGCGCAGAGTCCACCACGGTACGTTCCAAGGCACTCGGATTTTCCATTCGCATGGTCGAGCAGTATCAAATCGGCACGGACCAGAATCCAAGCCGTCTCGATATCCTGATCGGCGCAGCGACTATCCAGGCGCGTCTCGCGTCCAGAGTGTGGGGTTAATCACATGGCACTAGCAACAACGACGCTCTCGTCAGCGGTCGCCGTCGATGACACGTCTGTCGTCGTCGCGTCCGCGACCTCATTCGATGCAGGACGCCTCGTCCTGGTAGACCAGGAAGTGATGCAGGTCGCCCAGAACTACACGTCCGGCACGACCGTCGATGTACTCCGGGGGGTCAACGGGTCTGCGACCGTCACCCATGTGGTCACGAGTAATGTGACGCATGGAGACGCGACGGACTTCTCGACCGCTGCCTCGCAGGAGATCATCGGCTACCAGGCGTCACGGGCGACGGTGATCAGTAGCATCACGGCCACCGGCACCTTGACGTTGCCGAAAGCCGGGACCGATGCTCGTGTCATCCTGAACGGGACCAGCGTGATTGCGCTGACCATCCCGGTCCCGACCAAGGACATGGACGGGACGCTGCTGACGATTGTGGGGAACGGGGCTGCGGCCCATACGCTCACGTTCACAGGCGGCTTGTCTGGCGCTGGCACGTCCTACGACGTGGTGACGACGAATTCCACGGCTCCAATCGCGGTGAGCGCGATTGCCTGTAACGGGTTGTGGAACTCGTTTGTGGCTACTCCGATGGCGGGCACGGTCACGAACATCACGGGCACTGTGGCGTAACACCACGCAGAGGGGGGTCACACTCCGTGGCCCTCCTCTCTTTTCTACGAGGCATTCATGGCGATTGTGCATAACCCCGACTCGGACTACGCCCGAGAGGTGGAGAAGTGGAACCAGCCGACGACCAACGGCGGATTCGGAGCGGCACGATTTGAAGAGTATCCGCTCATGGTCTTCAAGGCCTTCAAGCGGGAGAACGGGCGCGTGATGTGCGGCGATCCACTCGCCACAGTGGGCGATGCCGAAGGCGAAGCCTTTTCTCGGTCGTGTCAGTTGATTGTCAGGAGCAACGACGAGCGAGACCGGGCGATGGCCGATGGCTGGTCTGTCGCACCGGACGAGGCTGTGAAGAAGTTCGAGCACGACATGCAGTCGATAGCCGAAGTCACCGCGCAGCGCCACTTTGCCGATCAGGGACTCAGCGATCTCGCCAAGGCCGAGGCCACGCAGGCGGATGCGGCGACCCATGAACAAGTGCCGGCCGTCCCGATCACCCCGGTCAAGCGGAAGCGTGGGCGTCCGCGCAAGATAAAGGTATAACGGCATGGCCCAAACCAGCGGTACGTACAACCGGTCGGTCGTGATCACCAAAAGTGACACGGTCAACTTCGATGGCAGCACGTATTCTGCTTCGGCCTCGACCAAGGCGATTCCCGCTGATGCCATCTTCGTCGGTGGGGCCGGTGTCGTGGTGGCGATTTTCGAGGATGGGAGTCTCGCACCTTTTACGGTCCTCGCCGGCACGGTGCTGTCGCTCAAGTGTATTCGGGTGAATAGCACCAGCACCACGGCCACATTGATGAATGCGCTCTATCAAGTCTGATGACCGTCAGCCAACTCATCACCGCAGCCCTGCAAGACTTGCGGGTGTTGCAGGTCGGGGAGACTGCGTCAGCCAATGACGCGGCGTATGGATTGGATCGCCTCAATGACTGGATCGACAGCCTCGCGACCGAAGGCTTGACGGTCTATAGTCGGGCGCGAACGACCTGGACGATCTCATCAGCCACCAGCTACACGATTGGGACCGGAGCGACCATCAATTGTGCGCGTCCCACGGGTCCGACCGCTATCGACAATGTGGGATTCCAGGACACGTCGGTCTCTCCGACGATGGAGTACAACCTGGGTCCGGCGCTCACAGAGGACGGCTACGACGGGATTGCCCAGAAAGACCTGACCTCCGTCTATCCGCAGACGGTGTATTACAACCCCACATACGACTCAGGGTTTGGGCTCATTCGGCTCTGGCCGATTCCCACCAGCACCACGCTGGAAGGCGTGATCTACACCCTGGTCCCGGTGAGTGAATTTACGGCCATCAGTGACACCGTGGCGTTGCCGCCGGGGTATCGACGCTTTCTGCGGACCAATCTCGCCAAGGAACTCGCGAGCGCCTTTGATTCGCCGCTGACGCCGGAT